GGTTCGATGATGAGGTCACCCCCGAGCAGTTCCATGACGAGCTGTTTGCCGGCAGCGGGGAAGTGACCGTGTGGCTCAACTCACCGGGGGGTGACTGCATCGCAGCGAGCCGCATCCACGCAATGCTCATGGACTATGCAGGGCACGTCACCGTGAAGATCGACGGGATCGCAGCAAGCGCCGCCTCGGTCATCGCGATGGCGGGCACCAGGGTCCTGATGGCACCCACCGCCCTGATGATGATCCACAACCCCATGACGATCGCCTACGGCAACCACCAGGACATGCAGAAGGCCATCGGGATGCTGGACGAGGTGAAGGAGAGCATCATCAACGCCTACGAGCTCAAGACAGGACTCGGGCGCGCAAGGATCAGCCACCTCATGGACAGCGAGACATGGATGAACGCAAACAAGGCAATCGAGCTGGGCTTCGCCGATGCGCTGCTGGAGGATGCGAAGAAAGCATCCAACGAGGCAGCCTACTCGTTCTCAGCAAGGAACTCACAGGTCTCGCTGCTGAACAAGATCACCGACAGATACACACGCAAGACGGACAGCGAGCCTTCCGAGGAAGGATCGGTCGGGCTCGATGAGCTCGAGAAACGACTGAATCTCATCAGACCCCAATAGGAGAAGACACAATGGGCAAGATCAACGACATGCGCGCCCAGCGCGCGAAGACCTGGGAACAGGCAAAGGCATTCCTTGACTCCAGGCGCAACGAGAAGGGCATCCTGGGCGCCGAGGATAGGACCACCTACGAACGTATGGAGGCCGAGATCGTGGATTTGGGCCACGAGATCGAGCGCCAAGAGCGCATAGAGGCGTTCGAGCGTGAGCTGAACGCACACGTGGGCTCTCCGATCACCAGCCGCCCCGATGGAGCACAAAAGGCTGAGAAGAAAGCAGGACGAGCTTCGGATGAGTACCGTAAGGCGTTCTGGAACCACCTGAGGCGAAGGGAGAACGAACCCGTGCTCCACAACGCCCTGCAGGTGGGCACCGACAGCGAGGGGGGATACCTGGTACCCGACGAGTTCGAGCACACCCTCATCGAGGCTCTCGAGGAGGAGAACATCTTCCGATCGCTGGCCCGGATCATCCAGACCTCCAGCGGGGACCGCAAGATCCCGATCTCGGCCTCCAAGGGGGAAGCGGCATGGATCGACGAGGAAGGGGCCTACCCTGAGAGCGACGACAGCTTCGGGCAGGTGACCATCAGCGCCTACAAGCTGGGCACGATCATCAAGGTGAGCGAGGAGCTGATCAACGACAGCGTGTTCGACATCGAGGGATACATCGCCCGCGAGTATGCGCGCCGCATCGGGGCGAAGGAAGAGGCTGCCTGCCTCACCGGCGACGGATCGGGCAAGCCGCTGGGGATCCTTGCCTCAAGCGGGGGCGCCCAGGTCGGCGTGAATGCGGCTTCCGCCACCACGCTCAACAGTGACGAGGTCATCGACCTGTACCATGCGCTGCGCAGCCCCTACCGCAAGAATGCGGTGTGGCTGGCCAACGACTCCACGATCAAGGCACTGAGAAAGCTCAAGGACGGCAACGGGCAGTACATCTGGCAGCCCTCGCTGACCGCGGGCACCCCCGACACCATCCTCAGCCGTCCGGTGAGGACCTCGGCCTACATGCCCGAGATCGCAGGCGGGGCCAAGACACTGGCCTTCGGGGACTTCTCGTACTACTGGATCGCCGACCGCCAGGGACGCACCTTCAAGCGCCTGGGAGAACTGTTCGCCCCGACCGGCCAGGTGGGTTTCCTGGGCAGCCAGCGTATGGACGGGAGGCTGATCCTTCCCGAGGCCGTCAAGGTCCTCGTGCAGAAGGCCTAAGGGAGGTAATTGATGTCATACAACACCAGGAACTACCGCGAGCAAGGCGGAGAGAAGACTGTCATCGGCGGCGAGGTGATCCTCGCTGCCAACTCGAAGGTAACCATCGATCCTGCGGCACTCATCGAGGGGCTGCCCGATGGAAACTTCACTCCCGCTGCCGGCCAGGGTGACAGCACAGCGACCACCATCGAGGATCTCGTGGTGGATTTCAACGCACTGCTGGCAAAGCTCAGGAGTGCGGGCCTGATGGCCAGCTGATGGCCAGCTGATAGTAAACGATTATGGGGGCATCCCGGTGAGAGCTGGGGTGTCCATCACCTTGATGATGGAGGAAGCGCATGATCGCCAGCATCGCCATGTTCGACACCTACAGCGGCAACTATGAGGACTCTCCCGAGGCCGTAGAGCTCAAGGGCGCTTTCCTCTGTACTGCCGAGGATATCGTGATCTCGTACCTGGGCTTCGATCCGAAGCAGCAGGAGTATACCGATGTGGTCGCCTCGGGCTCGGGCTCTCGTCGCCTGTACCTACCTGTACGCAACATCACCAGTGTCCAATCGCTCATCGTGGGCACAGCTTCTATGGATATCACTTTGGTGAAAGCCTACGACGATTACATCAGTTTCATTGATCACACCACCAAGTTCCCCATCGGGGAAGACAACATCCACCTCAGCTACACCGCTGGATGGGATATCGAGCAGATGCCTTCGGTGATCGTCGTCTCGATCCTACGTATCGCCACGCTCATGCTCAGCGAGACCGGGGGCAACATCGGCCTGACAGGCAAGAGCTTTGCCGACAACAGCCGCACGTTCGTCAATTACAGCAACTACCGCAAGTACCTCCAACCGCTGGACAGCTTGCGCATCCTGGGGTTCTGACATGGCCGGCAGACGGAAACGATACAGCACTGAAAGCGTATCGGTCGAGACCGATCTGGCTGAAGCACTCTCCTACCTTGAGGGTCTGGGGGCGAAGCGGCACAAGGCGATGCGACGTATCCTGGGCGGCATCGGCACGGCCGCAAGAGCCCAGGTGCGTAAGGCCTACAAGTCCCACGGCCTGGCCAAAGGAAGTGGGGCGCTGTACAAGAGCATCAGCCGCCGGGTGATCCGTAGCGGCAAAGCGGTCATTGTCGAAGCCAAGGCTTCCTCACAAGAGACCAAAGTATTCTACGGCTACGCACTGGCCAAGGGAGCTCGGATCACTGCCAAGGATGGAGGATACCTCACATTCCAGAAGGACGGGAAATGGGTGCGCGTGCACTCGGTGAAGCTTCCCGAGCGCGACTTCGTGGCCGCTCCGGTGAAGAAGTACCTGAGCACGACGGCCTTCAAGACGAAGCTCGATCAGCTGGTGCAGCGGGAAGTGGCGCGCATTGAAAAGGAGAGTAAACGATGATAACCGAGATGCAGGTGCTCGAAAGGCTCAAGGCGGTGATTGCCACCGATTTGGTCGGATTGCAGGAGAGCGAAGAGGGAATTTCCATCGAGCACTTCGATGATAAGAACATAGAGATCGACTTTCCTGATGTGGACAGCATGAGGCGACCCACGATGCTTTACATCCAGCCCGATTATGAGAACCTCGAGCCGCTGGGCATGAACAGCGACCTGGCCACCATGCGCGCCACCATCTTTCTCCTGTGCAAGAGTGCACCCAACGCGATTCTGGTCAAGCGTGTATTCGCACTGTATGGAGCCCTGTACCTGCTCCTACGAGGAGACCCCACGCTGGGAGGATTCATCGAGGACGCGCGCATCACCGACATGGACTACTACCCTGCCGTAACCGCAAGCACGACGGTCACCGCCATCGAGGCGAGCATCGACTTGCAGTGGTCCAAGGAATTCTAGAAACCACAAGAGAGGAAACGCATATGGCATTTTACACAGGAACGGGATCGCGGCTGCAGGCAGGCAAGGAAAGCTCCTTCGCCCAAGCTGCCAGTCCCACAACACTGGTCGATCTGACCAGTGAAAGCATCAAGGTGGCTGTCGAGAAAGGTGATGAGGGCTCGCTGCTGGGAAGCAAGACTGCCAGCAATCGTGATCTTCTGGCGGTGACGGTGGAGGGCTCGGTGAGCTTCATCCTCCGACCTGAATCGGCTGGTCTCATCCTGCACGCCGCCCTAGGTGGAGAAGATACCTGCGCCCAGGTGGGAGACTCCGATGCGTACACCCACACCATCGCCCTATGCGATGTGCATG